CATTAATTTTGTTGGTGAGCACCCAGATGTGCTGTTCATTGGGTGTAATTGGGCGTAGTTTTGACGCTAAAGCCATTTCGGTTTTAACGTCATTCACGCAATAGCTATACATCTGTTGCAATAGTTGTGGGTCTTTAATGAATGTTCCATCTTTTTGGGGCTTAGACAATTTTTGAATTAGCCGTTTACCGATTGGGTCTTTTTGTTGGTTAGTTCCGAGGAAAATAGCTGCTTCTTCCAACGATTGGGGCACATTATTAGCCGCTGCCCAAGCCATAGTGTCGATCATCTGTTCCCATTTGACAGATATACCCAAAACATTTCTAAGAATATGAAGTTCAAAACCAGCATTCCACGCCTGAATTACAACTTTTGGGCTAAAAAATATATTCGGGAACGAAAGTTCTGGATGCCAAAGTTGTACAGGCCCCCTATCAATTGAGTAGGCCATGCAAATGACTTCGGTACTGTGGTGTTTACTATAATTATCCAACCCTACGGTTGGCAAGTCTAAAAGGCTTCGAGTCTCAAAGTCAATTGAGCAATGTGTCATTTTGATGCCTTTCTTTTTGTCCAGCCGTGCTTGTTTTCAAAGCTGTAAATCAAATGGCAGTTAGCACATAAAATTTCGCATTTAGCTATTTCGTTCAGCATATCAGACCACTTTCTTTTTGGGTCATGCGAAATATTAAACTTTTTTTCTCCAATAATATGGTTAAATTGTAACGCTGCGGGATGTGCATCATACCCACACTTGGCGCAACCTGCGTCTACTTTTATTTTATTTATTTTATCTCTTCTACCTTGTTGAAATTTTTTTGTTTTTTCTGATTTATCAGGATTATGATTTCTACATTTAGAAGAACAGTATTTTTGCCAGTTGCGGGTTGGCAAAAACTCTTGGCTACACACAACACATTTTTTCATAGTTTACCTAAAGTAAGCTGACGCATCAGCGGTTTGAATATGTCGGTACTTATTGCTAAGTACCGGCAGTTTAACAAAAGGTGGGGTACTCGCTGCGTCTGGTGTCTCTTTATGTGCCCTGTCTAGAACAAGTAACCAACATCCGCTTTCCCCCTGAACTCAATTATATCTCACAAACACCTGCAACGCAAGCCAAGGTTTGAACGCCTTCGACATTGTCTGTAAGCTCAGTAAAAGCCTCCCAGTCAATAGTTGGCATCTTGGCCTTTAGCTTGTTGTACTCTTCTTCAGATATCTCTTCATAGGGCGCTTGACGATATGTGCCTCCATCATAAGGCAGGTAAGACACGCCGCTAATTTCTCCGAAGTGTTCCCACGTCCAAGCACCCACAGCAGGCCAATCTTTCTCTTCAACCGAGATAGTGACGGAAGGCTTATGTTCACACCAGTAACGCTGATATGTGAGCCAGAGTGATAAATGGCTGATTGGATTAACATCCGCTCTTGTGAGTCCGTCAGGCGCTCGTTGAGGGAAACTGAATACGGTGGTCTGGGTAGGCTTATATACGCAGTCTTCTGCTGGAACTCCTTGCTGGACCAAGAACTGCGATAGGGGATCCTTTTTGTCTCCACGAACCCTGCGAACATAAAATTTGCTGTGACGGGGATGAATCCCCGAGGCGCTATCGACCAATTGGGATACTGTGCCTGAGGGTTTGACGCAAGTAATGGATGCGCTTCTAGGGATCCCAAGGAGGTCTGCAAACTCATGATTTGCGCGGCGGGCTTCTTCCCGCAATTCGCTAAGTAACTCATTTAATTCCTCACCTTCGGTGCATAGTCGTAAGTTGTCGTAGATTCCCGTGAGCGATACCCCGAGGAGCCTTTCTTCTTCTGTATTTCGTTGCCACACTTTTCGCAAGTAAGGGAACTTGGTGAATGTTGCTTGGATGGTTCCAAGAATAGAAGCCACCCGCACTTTTTGCAGGAGAGTCTCTTTTGTGTCGTCATGGCGAACTACAACCTCAGTAAGATTACAAAATTGGTAGGGACGCAAAACAATTTCAGAACATGGATTCGTACCAAATTCGTAGTTTGGGTCACGATGACCGTACTTTTCCACAGTCTTACGGGCTGCTTCGCGATTAAAAATGCCCCGTTCCCCACTATGGGAGTTGTAAAGAGATAACCACTCTTCCATAAACTTCCCCACTGTAGGCGTTTCGTTATAAACGGCAGAGTTATTAGCAAGGGCACGGTGGGGCGCGGTTTCCCACCACGGGCCAGCTTTAGCATAGCGAATCCTTTCATCGTCCAAATCGGACAAACTAATCATGGCAGAACGGCGCACACCGCCAACCACCACAACTTCACCAATTTTACACATTAAATCGTGGCACTCAAGTGAATTGAGTTTGCGACCCTTTGCGCCCTTGAACAAGTTTACCGCAAAAGAAAACAAGTCAACCAGGGGCTCAGGACCGCTGGCACGGCCACCAAACGTCTTCAAACGGGCACCAGCGGGGCGCACCTTGCTAACGTCCCACTTGGGGATCTCGCCAGCGTACAGCAGCGCCAACAGCAAACGCAACGACTTGGCCCAACCCTCTTTGGAGTCATGCACATTGATCACATGGTCACCATTGAACATTTGATCTGGCACTTCGGGCAGCAGGTTGATGTATTTGGACTCTACCGAGAAACCAACGCCTGTGCCACACAACAAGATAAACATGGCTTCGTCAAAGGCTTTGACATCATCAATTGGCAAATACGAACAATTATAAACGCAAGTATTGTCGCGGTCTGCGCTTTTACCAGCGGTCATCATGGCCCGCATAGAAGGCATCACATGCAGATTCAAAATTGCATTTCGGATATCTTCTTTCAACTGTTTATTGTCTGCAATCTTTTCTGTTCGGCTAAACACATACTCAACATAACGATTGACTGTTTCACTCCAATGCTCTCGACGACCTTTGTCGTCAATGAAACGGGCATAACGGCTGGCTGCAATGTATTCCTGATATTGATCCATGATTTTTCTTGTTGTTAAAGGGAAGAAAACCCGCCGAAGCGGGTTGCTTAATTAAAGGGCAGTTACGCCCTTGTTTTACACAGCGAAGTCTGCGGCTGCGTTTGACATACCGCCCAAGCGCTCACCGTCTTCCAACTTTTGCAAGCCAGAAAGACCATAAGCGATACCCTTAGAACCTGCTGAGTTATAAGGGTACAGCGTTACTGAAACACGGCCATAGCATCCGCTATAGAACTCTTCTGGATCCATGATAGCTTGACGGTCTGCATCCAAAACACCAGGCTTTTGGGCCGAGTTGGCGTTAAAGAAGTAGCTGTTTGCATATGCTGGATCATCTGGTTTTTCTACGTCTCCATCACGCAGACCACCTTTCAGAACTGGTGGAACTTTGCCGCCAAAGAAGGCAGCGTTTTGGGTTTTGCAGTCGTTGAATGCTTTGTTCAGTCGATCCACAGTGTCCTTGTCGGACTTGGGAACGATGATGGAGCAACGGTACTTCAAAGCACCACCGTCCACACCAGCTGTTGGCTGGAACACGCTGACATAAGAAAAACGAACCTTGCCAGTTACGACTTTGATTTTCACAGATTGAGACATAATTTACCTTTTTAACGAAAGAGCTGGACTTCAATAGGGGCCAGCTCGTCTACCCTTGTTAGCAATTATACAGCATTTGTATGTTTGCCAACGCATTTCGTATTGCCAATGCGCTTATCAAGTCTAATTGATACTGCTCATTTGTCAATAGCTCTCTATCGTGAATGATAAACTCGATGACCTCGAAAGCTGACTCTCGAATAGCCTTCAAATCTTCCCACTCTTCGGCCACTTTAAGCTCACTGAAGTGTCTTGTCAACCCCTCAATGGCCAAATCTGGGACTATCACCTTAAAACCCTGCATTTGTTGAATCATTTTGCTGCTATTGTAAGGCCTACGTTGCCAATACTATAACCTAAAAATGAGATCGCAATTCCTAAATTTCCTTTGATGTACTGGTCCACAGCAATGGCCAAGTATACAACACCCACGGCAGCAATCAACCACTGGCTCATAGGAAGTCCTCCTTTATGCTGGTGTCACGAACCAGCTTAGGACTGCCAGTAGGACGAACAATAAGATCACCGAGTACTGAGGACACCTCTCCTTTTTTACCCAGTTTTTCAAGCTTTGCAATAGACTTGAGAGAAGATGGCTCATAAATATCTTCCTGCTTGTATCCTTTTTCCAGCAATACCTGTGCGGCCAACTGCTGGTCACTCACTTTGCGGTGCGTTGTTGTAGTGGCCAGTTTGTATCCCGCTGGCACAACACCATGCTCCAACGCTTGATCAAGCATATAAGCCCGAACATCATTGGCCCAAGTGGTAAGCTGATCAGCGCGGATAAACACCAGATCCAATTCATCTTGGTCCAGTAGCGGGGGATCACGAAACTCCAGCTTGGCCAGTTCGTTAACAAAATCGCTTCTGGCTCGGCATTGTGTTTTTGCTCGGCAAAATGTACAGTGCTCGCCGGGAATAAAGTCGCCTGTTCCCGCCCAAGCTTTTTTGGCTTTAGGTTTTACAACAAATTCAGCCCAATCTAACAGTTTGATTGTTGTGGTTGACTCAGTTGTAATACTATCTTTTCGGGGTTGGCAAATCGTGTACTCAATTTCCTTGATGCCGGGGTACTTAGGCTTATATTTCTCATAAGCCCCAAGCGCGTACAAACGCAATTGAGAATTTCCTGTGGCGTCTACACTTATTCCAGCCCCATATTTAAGGTCAATAACACGGATTTTGTGGCCAGAAATAATTACGACATCAGCGCTGCCATGACCCTCCGGAACGTAGCTGTCGTAGTTGACTCTCTGCTCAAATAGCGGAACATCGCCGTCTCCAATTTGACTTCTAACATAAACCACATACCCACCAATGTATTCTTCCATTTCAGCATTGTAGTATTTCTCCTGTTTGATGCGCTCGTATTCAGCTTGAAACTCCTCTTCAGTAATTTGATCATAATGCCGACGCAAATAGTTTTCGGCTAATTCATGAGCCAAAGTACCTTCGGCAGCAGGATCATGTGTTCCTGGTTTTCTTTTTGGTTCTGGTAAAGTAGCTTCCAGTCGAGCGCTGGGAGTGCAAGCCATCCATCGGTGGCTAGATGAGGGGGAAAGAAGTGCGTGAGCTGACAAGGAAACTCCTTATAACATAGTATGCATATTCTAACACATTAAATGTTAGAACACAACTATATTATTCGCCAGCTTTTTTCAGATTATTGATGAGATCTTTAACTGCGCCAGCGAAGTCCACTGTGATTTCCGCTTTGACATCCACCTTGGAGTCTCGGGTTTCACGGTAGGTTTCGCCGAATTGGCCGCGCAAAGCAATTTCACAAAGCCTTGAGTTGAAAGCCTTATTATCTAAGTTTTCCAACATCATTCGTTCCCAGTATGCTTGAGAATGGACTACTGCTAGGTCCAAGGCTTCAGCAAATTCGGGGAATTTCTTCTTGTAATTCTCTGCTGTGCCGCGAGAGATACCCAATTCAGCAAACATCATCTTTTGTGAATGGCCGAGCTTGCCCATTGCGACAAGTTTGTCACAAAATACCGGATCATATTTAAATGCTGTTGTTGCTTTTTTGGGTGTAGTCATATTCTTATACAAGAGTAGTAATGGGGGAAAATGTCCCCCTATTACTACTAATGCAAATTACTCACCTTTTTGGCCCGACTCGTGCTGTTTTTTAGCAACTTGCACTTCTCGGAGTGCCTGATTAATAAGCACTCGGGTCATTGCACCCGCCAATTCAGCCCTTTTGGGGTCCAATTTGACTGGCGGGGCTTCATACCCGCCCTTGTTCATCAAACCGTTAAGCAGGTTGCTGGGTTGCTTCATCTGTCTTCTCCAGTGCGGCAATTTGGGGGTTTGCTTGGACGATAATCCAAGAAATAGGCTGATTTGACTTCACAAAAGAAGCCTCACCCAAAATCTGCAAAATGGCATTGACCTGGTCGATGGTCAACTCCAGCTTAATAATTTCCTGTCCTGTCATACAATTTTCCTTTCGTGAACTAAATACTCAAAACAATCCCACAACTCCTGCATTCGCATATCATGAAGGGCAGATATGCCAATCATGACGTTTGCAAATTCATCTTCGCTCATTGGTTTTGGCCCGTCTAGTTGACGTTTCAATACCAAATCAACGTCCTCTTTTGTTTGCCAAGCTTTATAGATTAGCTGCTCCAAATCAAATCGGTCTTTACCCATCATTACGCACTTCGATAAAAAGCGTTTGAAACTTATCTTGCAACTCTTCTACTGTAGTTTGCAAAAGTTTTTCAACGTGGTACAAAATAGAAATGTTTGTTTCCGTAGAAATATTTTCAGCGTTCAGTGTCAACAAACTCAGAATGTCTTTAGGGACATGCAAGTCCCCGATGGACGACTCTAAATCATTCAAGGCTTTCCAGTGTTTCATTTTAATTCCTCCATTGCACGTTTTAAATAAATTGCTTGGTCCAAACATTCCTCGTAGGCATGTTGGAGCCACTGCTTCAATGTCAGTGGGTTTTCGCGCACCGTGGTTTTGTACTTGACATACCCCAGCTCTTGCCGTCTGGCAATGTCATCGCAGACTTCTTTCTCAGTCCCGATTGCT